AGAACCTTCCAGAACCTGCCATCGACATCGAGCCTGTGCCGATTGGCTGGCGTTTCGGCCCGCGTGTCGTCCGAGTGAAAGTAATCGCCGCCGATCAGCAGGATGGCCTGTTCAGCCGCTGGCGTCATTGCCAGCACCTTGGAGAAGGCGTGCCGCATGTCTTGCGCCGCATGATCCAAATCGTAATCCTGCGCGCCTGTCTCGCGTCCCCAAGCCAGCATGCCGACGTGGGCGTCCATCAGCGGATAAACGGCGCACAGATCGGCCATGACGCTTTCCGGGGCCACCACAGGCTCAGACGCGACCATGCCCTCTAGAGCCGCTCTTATGCGCTCTGCGACGGCCTCTGGCGGCTCTGCGTCTGGACGCAGCATGACGGAATAGCCCGGCTCATCGTCTTTGGCCGGAACCTTTACCCATGCCAGCGATGGTGTCAGGTTGGTGCCAACGGCCTTCATGCTGTCAGCTATGGCTGGGTCCATGCGATAATCTTTTCGCACATCAGGCGTGAAGCCGGCTCGATCCAGCATGCGCTGGAAGTCACGCAGATTGATACCAATTTCTCGGGCGGCCTCTGAGACATTGCCCGTGCGCTTGAAGGCTTCGACCGCCTCTTGCTGCCTAGGCGTCATGTCCACAGCCCGCGTCAACCAAGCGGATCAGATGAGCGCCCGTGATAACCGATAGAGGCCCACCATCGTGAGCCAGTGCCGCCGCATGATCCGTCCTCGCCGTTTCGGTCCCGGCGCAGATCGCATCAGTGCTTACCGCGCTCACGCAGCCACTCGCGGGCAGCATCAGCGTCAGACATACGGCCAATCTCGTCCATGCGCTTTCTCGTTTCGACATAGCCTTCAAGCTCCTCTTGCTTGGCGTCAGCCTGAGCCGACTTTCGCCCCGCGAACCAGCTTGTCGCCAGCGCGGTTAGGACGAGACCGAGACCAATCGCCCACATTTTCAAACGCGCGAAGATCATTTACCACCTCTCAAGATAGCGGCCCCAGAAATACAATCCTACGGCGCAAGCTATCACAAAAATTATGACAAAGAGAGACCATAAAAAGAAAGACTTAATCTCATCAAGAAGTTCCTTCTTGCGATAGACCTGCTCTTGCCGCTGCCTCCTGACAGTCCTTTCGATCTCTTGAAATTCCACCCAAGCGTCATGACCATACTGATACGAAATCAGTTGGCGCAACTCTTTGCGCTGCTGTTCGCACTGCTTTTGAGCCGCGAAAATATCAATGGCAGTTCTTTGGGTATCTTTTCCGAACAATGTCTGAAAAGCGCTGGGCGGTTCTTTAGCCTTCTCTGCCGCGTAGGCAATGTCAGAGACGGCCTTGCCCCATTCGGACAACTGGGACGCCATGTCTTGAATTTCACGACCAGCCGCAATGCCCTGCTTAAGCAGGCTGAAAGCCTTGCTGCCAACGCTGATGGCGAGGCCTATGCTGGCTGGATCGAACATTCACAGGCTCCAGAACGGCGGGCATGGATAGGTTGGATGAACCGCTAGGGCCACTTCCGCAGTATACCTGCAAATCTTAACAAATGCATTCGCACCGTTGATCCAGAGGTGGGAATATCCCACCCAGATCAATGGCGCGTTAAGCATTATCTGTCTCCGTCAGCCCACTTTTTGATGCGCTCACGCATGACCCAAAGCGCGGCGAGGACTACAATCCCAGCGAATACCATTGCGACGATCTGTGCCGTTCCGTCCAGTGCGCCAACGGCGGCAACGCCTGCGCCTGCACCTGATGCGATTTGCACGGCCGATGCTTGGACGGTTTTGGACTGAACAACGCTGGTCCGACCTTCAAAGTTGCTGCCAACTGGCGTCAGAAACAATTTGCGCTCGGCCTCACGGCGGCGCGTCAAGCCCTTGAGAACCTTGCCGCCAGCTTTGTTCCAAAGCAGGATCGCCTTTGCCGATTTCGCCTTATCGCCAGCATTGAAAGCCGACAGCGCCGACGACTTTTTGAATGCACCCGGCCCGATGTTGTAGGCCAGAGAAACAAAGGCACCGAATTCATTTTCATTAATCGGAGCGGTGATGGAATCTTCGATCTGCGAGGCGAACTTCTCTAGGGCTGCGTGCAGGTAGCCCTCCGCATCGTTCTTGCTAATCGTCATGCCTTCTTTGGGGGTAATGCCAACACCAGCCGCAGCCGTGGTGCCATAGCCGATAGTCCAGATGCCAGCGGGGCATTTATAAGCCTTCGCGCTGAAGCCCTCGAATTCCTTGACCAGTTCGACTGTTGCCTGATTGATTTTCATTTGCGAAGGCTCTCTTCTATCTTGTCCAGTTTGTCAAAAACCTTCTGGATCAGCGTCTGGATGTTCTTCATTTCAAGGTCATGCGCCTTCGTGTTGGCCGCCGCTTGGGCCTTCAAGACCTCAATGTCAGTGCTGTGAGTTTGCTGCTTGTTGTGCAGCACCCACACAAATGCAGCCACCGGGGCGACGATCCACTTCATGATTGCTTCCAGCACGTCCATCTCAATAGCGCCCTTCCCAAACACGCAAATGTGCGTTGTCGCTGTTGTTCATCTCGCGGGCCACAACTTCACGCATGGCCGCCGTGTCATTGGGATTGACGCCCCATTTCTTAGCCCACTCAGCCCAGACCTTCATCGGCACCAAGCCCACCAGCTTGCTTTCCCCGAAGCTGTCTGCCCCGGCGCTTTTTAGGGCTTTCGCTCGCTCCAGAATCGGGCTGAAGTCGTGCGTCTGCTGCACGATGATCTTCCCGTCCTCCTCGAATGTCTGCTCCGAGATTTTCGTCATGGACTTCCTCAAACGTCAAATGCGGGTAGGCTTTCCGCATGATAGCAGCAGTTTCAGCAGGTATCCTCATGATCTGGCCCCGCCTGTAACGGATGCCGCCACGGAATATGCTTTCACATGTTACCCGATATTCTATCATCTTGAAACAAGGGGCGAGCCTAAGCCCGCCCCTCTTTTCTCATTACGAGGTGGTGTTGTCGAAGATGCCGCCCGAGGAGGCTTCATTCCGGCAAACCAAGGTCAGTTCGGTGACGACCTGACGCTTCTCGTTGTCGCCGGTCTTGGCCAGCTCTTCGTTGCGGGTCGCGCGCAGAACGCCAACAGCCCACATGTCATCCTGCATGATGAACACGTCGCGGCCACGGTTTTCGCGGGTCGGCTTGAACTCAACCGTGCCCCACGGAGTGACGTAGACGGCCATGTGCTTGATGACCTTTTCAGCTTCCGAGGCAATGGTCGAACGCTGGTTGTTGTTACCAGTGAAGCCCAAAGCCACGTTCATCTGGAAGGCCGACAGGTAGACCGAATCCGGCTTGCCGCCAGATACCCAGATTTGCTGCATCACGTTATCGAACTTGGTCTGCGAGAACGCGGTGACAGCCGTGGTTTCGTCGGTGCGGGCATCAGAACCGTCGCCGGTCGGGTCAGCACCTTCGTTTGCGCCGAAGACAGTGTTGGTCTTCAGCCAAGCGGGGGCACCAGCCATGCGGCGAGCGGTGGTTGAGTTGCCAGCAACTTTTGCCTGATTGGCAAACATTGCCTTTTCGATGTCGAGCTTCTGCTCCTTGGCAATCTTCAGAACCTGATAGGCCATTTCGCGTGCGCGACCGGCTTTGCTCAGGCCCACGTCGGTGCCCGGGATGACGACGCTGTTCTTGAAGATTTGCGTCCGGTTATTGAGCCTGGTCGTCGAAGTACGAGCCTCAGCAACGGTGTCGTCACCTTCAATGTGAGCGTTATCGCCCGATGCACGCAGGCTGTCGGTCTGCCACTCGTGCAGCGTGTTGGACGCTTTGCCTTTAGCGCAAGCGGTGTAGAACGGGGTTTCTTCCATCAGTTACAGCAAGGCTCTTTATCCCTGCCTCTCCGGGTTTCCCCGGAGTGTCGGACTATATCTTCACCCCCAACATTACTTGGTAGGGTGCCGCGCACTCGTGGGCCTTTACTGTCCGTTCTGGACTCCATGACCTAGTCTCTGAACCTTCCAACCATTCCTGATTGGCTTGGCTGCTGATTGGCTTTCTGCCCCGTTTTAGCAGTTTAGCTTTCCAGCAATTCACGCGGTTATCTACTGCAGGTTGCCCCGCAGAGGCCCAAAACTATCTAGGCGAGATATTGTAGATCACGTCCGAAAGATCTTCGCGGATGCCTTTTGCATCATACGAATCGAAAGTGTTAGTCGGCTGTGCCATTTTGACAGTCCTTCATTTGGGGTTTACTTGAAAAGCAGATCAATGAAAGCCTCTGGCTTCCCTGAACGCTTCGCGGCCTTCATCTGTCGATCACGAACGACACTTTGTGGTGCAGGCTTACGCGGCGTCGGCTTTACGTTGCGCGGGGGTTCGGGCTTTTTAGCCTGTCCCTTTACCGCTGAAAGCTGATTGTAGCGATAAGCGTCATACAAGACTTGCACGAGGCGAGCATCGACTGTGCTTGCCACTTCTTCAGCCGAAAGCCCGTATTTGGAAGCAAAGCTCACGAGGTTCGTCTTGAGTGCAGCCGCCTTTTCAGGGTTGGCAAACTCAGGAATGGCCTCAGTCAAACGGCGGGCCTGCTCTTGCAGTTCCATTTGACGAGCCTGCTCCTGAAGCGCCGATTGACGCTGTGCCTGCTCGTGAAGTTGCCGTTGCTGCGCCTGAAACTCTTGCGCCTTAGCTTCGTATTTTGCCTTCTCCTGCATATATCCGATTGGGTCACTGTCCAGCATTCGAATATCAGGAGCTTGCGGGGCCTTCATGATTCCTTGCTGTTGCACACTTTCCAACGTCGCAAGAAACTGCTGTCGCTCGTTTTGAAGGGTATAGTAGAGGTTTTCAGCTTCCTTACGGACAGCGGCGGCCTCTTGCATTCCCTTCTGGATGTAGGCATTTCCCGAATAGGACCGCTTTAGTTCATCGAGGGTGACCTGCGTTTCCTTGCCGTCAACTTTGACAGAAAAGGTCGCTGGCGTCTCTTGAGCGTCGGTTTCTTCGCTTTCCTCATCCTCATCATCCTCGGCATCAGGCTCTTCGCCGTCGTCCTCGGAATTGTCTGCGGTATCGGCCTCTTGGCCTTCATAATCCGCTTCAGTTTCGTCCTCGACATCTTCCTCTGCCGCCGTTTCGGGTTGGGCTTTCGGTTCGTCGTTCATAGGAGCAAGCAGGCTATCAACAGCCGCTTCAAGTGTATCAGTCGTTTGCACGGTCCCGATCCTGTTTTGACTCAACGATCTCGGCGTCTAGTCGCGCTTGGAGAGCGTCGAGAATGAGTTGAACGGCGCGCACATGTTCGTGTGCCGCCGCGACCCTGTTTATATCACAGGTTGCGTCTAAAAACACCCCCACCGCATCATTGCGGATTTCACCGATCACGGCTTGGAAAACGTGATCGTCGAGGAGGGTTTTGGCTTCAGAAGCCCGCTGTTTGATTAGGGACAAATGGCATCCTCGGCATTTGCTGTTCACGCTTGATAGCATTCAGATCAAGCTGAACGCCGGTTTTGGCGAGAAGCTCGGCGGCCTTCAAAGCCAAGTCTTGAGCCATCTGGTCCCGCTTCAGGTCATCTTCCATTTGCAGGCGCTGGGCGTCAAGCTGCGTCTTGGCCATGTCAGCCTGCACGCGGGCCGACATCTTCATCTGCTCGGCCTGCAAGAACGCCTGATTGGGGTCAGACGGCTGCTGCTGAGACGGATCCCCCTGCGCGGCCTGTGCAGCCTGCATCATCAGCATTTGCTCGATCTGCGGGTTCATCGGGTTGTAGTAGCGGTCGGCATTGTGGATGCCTGCCATGCCCAAGATGTCAGCCAGCGCGTTACGAATGCCGGTCATGGTCACGATGCCATTCTGCGGCCCGTAGGCTTGCCATATTTGCATCTGCGTCTGCATGGTCATTTGCAGGGCCGCAATCCGATCCTCGCGGCGATTGTTGCCCAAGCCGACGTTGGTGACCAAATCCAGATCGTTGGTCCACGAACGCGGATCGACCGGGACAAACTGGCCGTCAAGCCGGATCATCTCGCTTTGGTTCGGGTTGGCCCGCGCGATCTGGGCAATCAGGCGGAACATCTGGCGCATACCGCCCTCGGCCAGATTGCG